GAGGTTTACCAAGTTTTTGATAAATTTCAGTAGGTTTCATTCTCCTACCGTGTTGGTTAATAAGGTTTCTTGCCGCTTGTCTGTATTCAGGTGCGTACTGACTCATTAGTTATTACTACATAGATCCAGGTTTACGGGAACCACCAATCCGACGTTGTTCCTTCTTTTTCTCCTCTTCTTTTTTCTTAGCAGCAGCTGCTTTATTACGTGCTTCAGCTGCCATACGCATCTTCTTAAGTCCTTCTACTTGACTCTTAAGGGACTGCTTTTTAGGCTTACCGGCATAACCACCAGGGGCTTGACCACGGCTACCAGGACCTTCGTAACCAGCTTTGTTAGCACCAGGAGTGGGTTTAGGTTGAGGCTTGGGGGTAGGCTTAGGAGTGGGCTTTTTAGCAGCGGGTTTGGGGGTGGGTTTGGGGGTAGGCTCAGCTTTTGGTTGGGGGCTAGGTTTAGGGGCAGGTGTGGAGGCTTTTACCCATTTACCACCTTTCCAGACAAATTTGTTACCTTCTTTAATTGTAGTGTCCCCCTCCTTAGGGGCTTTATAACTAGCAGAAGGTGTAGCCTTTACCCACTTGCCACCTTTCCAGATAAATTTGTTGCCTTCTTTAATTGTAGTATCTCCTTCTTTAGGAGGAGTATACGTGGTCCTTTTACGACCAGAAGAACCTTGACCAGTACCAGTTCGTTTTGGCGAAAGCGCACTAGCAATGTTTTTCATAGTTTCAGCTTGCTTGCGCCGACGCTCTTCCGCCGTCATTTTTTTACGTGCCATGATTAATTAATGTGTTGAAGAATAAGTGATTCGCGTGGTGTAATACCAAATGTCTGTCTCATCCATGTGAGCCAGTTGTTGCTGCCTTTAGCCTGATTACATTTCCAACATGAGGGTACAAGATTTGATGTAAGGTCTTCACCGCCAAAGCAGCGAGGACGGACGTGATCAAGAGTGAGTTCATGTAATTCATAAGTTTCTCCACAATAGACACATTGACAATTGAAGTGCTCTTTAATGGCTCTTCTCCAGAGCCTTTTAGCCTCAGGACTTGTCATGGTTATTAGGTTTTGAAGGTAGTGATCAGGGGACGGCAGCAGGGGAGTCATTTCCTAGACCGATTTCTAGCTCGATTTTTTGATGCTTTTTCCAAGACTGTTGAACCATCTTTCTTATGTGAGACATCTTTTCCATCACCGTTACCGTAGGTGCCGCGTTTGTGATTCTCACGATTAAGTTCAACACGTTTCTTAATTTGAAGAGATTGACGGTTATAACGCTTCTGTTGTTTGAGGCGTTTTTTTCGAGCTTCGGGGTTCTTCTTGTAGTATTCAGACGTACGACTTGCCATACAGTCTCCGTTGTACCAGTTCAGGATCTACTTTTGGGAGAACATTAGCGAGTTTATCAAGAGGCGAACCTTCCATTGCAACACCACTAATGTCGTTTTTAGCTAACCAATCACAAGCTGCCTTAAGCTCCTGTGCAGAAGCTTCACCAGATTTAATGCGGTTGAGGAATTCAGTAGTAACGAGGTTATGTAGCTCGTTAAACATATCCTCTGTTGCTTTTTTCTTAACCATTTCTCAGTACGATTTGGTCTAATTTATTTTCGATGCGAATCATGTGATCCTCCATCTTTTGTAGTGCAATAGATAGTTCTTGCTTTTGAACATAGTTCTCAGCAACACGTAATTCTAAGCGATCTACACGGCTATCAACTTCACCAATTTTAGAGTAAAGTTTATTATGGACAGACACAATAGCTGTAAAAAGGGCTATGCCTGCTGCTACTCCTGCTTCAAGCATCACATGTACCCGATGTAAAGTTGAATGCCATTCAGATCAACAGGAGTCGCATCAAGAAGAGCATCATCAGCAGTGATAGCATATGCGATACCGTTGGTAAAGGTAATACCGCTTGTAAAGTTAAGTTCTTTAGAACTATTAGACGGTATATGGATGATGATCATCGGAACATCAACAGCAGGATTTGGTGCTGTAGCTTTATCATAAAGTCTAAAAGCAACAGCAGCTCCACCACCAGCACCATTATGGGTGTTGTGGATAACCATGTTAAAGATAGAACCAGGGCTACTTTTTAATGAAGTAGCATTAGTGCTGTTTGTTGAACTAATAAAATGCGGCTTACTGCGGATTGGTAGATCACGGTCAAACCTACCAGGCGTGATGTTGTAAGTTGTGCTACTCATGTTGCTCCATCAATCGAATCAGCTTCTGTGAATATACGGGATCAGTTGCATAACCTTCCTTTTTAAGGAGGTATGCACAGTCTTCACGAGAGGTGGCTCGATTGACACCCTTATAACCTTTGTAGTCTTTATACCATTGGGTAACAAGATGATTTACACAATCGTATGGGGTAGCGAAGTCTTTAAAGGAAGCTTTAATAGTTACGGGACCATAGCCGTAATCTTCCCAGGTAGTCTTAACAGTACCAGGCGTACCTTTGATACCAAAGTAGTTGTTCTTACCGCTGGTCGCTGTACCAAATGCACTCTCTAGTGCCCATTGTGCAGCGACTACTTCTGGGAACTTAGCTCCAGCAGCCCTAGCAGCAGCTTCAATACCTTCCCAGGTATTAGTAAATTCTTGGGGCTCTGGGTTTGATGGCGTGCTTCGCCACAGTTTTACCCAGTCTGCATCATCAGAAAGACCAAAGCCGCCCAAGAGATGTTCAAGGGCGACAATAGCTTGCTTTTGATGAGGTAGCCCCTTGTAGTTTTTGATAACGTCAAGGAGCTTGATACTCATTTGAATGTATCCTTAATGCGTTGGATTTGATCGTCTTCTTTACGAAGAGGCTTAAGTGCATTGATACCACTGAGGATCAGTTGTACAACACTGTTATCCTTCAGTTTAGAGGTACCGATGATCTCGGAACCAAGGAACAATGCCAGGAAAGCAAGTGCCTCATAGGACACTTTAATACCAAGAATGGTAATCATGGTTGTTACCTCAGGGTAATGGGTTTATCAAGCCCAGGGGATACCTGCAGCTTTGGTAGGAGCAAGCTTTTCAGCAATCTGTGCATCAAGTGCTTCCTCGATTTCAGTGACTTTTTCTTCAGTGAGTTGATCACGCACCCACTGCACTACAGTTTCCTTAGTCAGTTCAGCATAAGGAATAGCCGATTCGATGGGTTCAGGAGCTTCAAAGCCAAGGGAGCCATAAGCACCGGCTTGTTCACCATCTTTAAAACGAGTGATGGTGTAATGAACAGTGTAAACAATACCATCAGAGACGGTACGCTCCATGTTGGCGATGTCAAACACAGTGAAAGGGAAGTCGATACCGGGGTTAGTCATTGGTAATAATTTCATGTAAAGGTTAAAAAAGGCACCCCGTAATGGAGTGCCTAAGTTTGGGTTAGAAGTGGCGTGGATTAAGCGCTTTCAAGAGCAGCAACTTTGGCCTCAAGGGTTTCGATGCGCTCCATTGCTTCCTGAAGCGCCTTAACGGCTTTCATGTAAAGCACGGAGTAGTTCACGCTCTTGGTGACGGTGCCGAGGTCGTTGCCGTCTTCGTCGTGGTCAGGGGATTCTCTGACGAGACCAGGAGAGACCAGCTCAACTTCTTGGGCGACAAGGCCGATCTGGGTGTGGGTCTGTCCTTCCTTGAAGTTGTAGTTACGAACCTGAAGAGCTTTGAGGTCATCCCACTGGGAGGATGCGTCAACGATGTTCTCTTTCAGTTTGATATCGGAGATACCGCCGTAGGAGTTGTTGGTGTTGACAACATCGCCGTTGGCATAAACCAACATATTGGTGTTATATGTCCCACCTACATCACTCTTGACATACAAGACTCCCGAAGAAGTTGTTGCCGTATTTTGGTATATCAATGTCCGCCCAACACTATCGAGCCTGAGCCGCTCCGTCGGGCTGCTGGCGCCGCTGGAGGTCGTACTGAAGACAAGGCGCCCTGGCATGTCATTAGCGCCAGGGGTGCCGTCAACCTCTGCTCTAATACGCGCAGCGCCACTGGCCAGATCTGTGCCGTCTGCACCTGTAAACCAAATATCTCCAAGTACATCATTCGCTTGAACAATCGTATTGGACCCTACACTTGTTCCTCTGGATTTACTTAAGATTAAGTAAGCGCCAACTGCGTTATCCGAGTTTGTGATTGCGCCAAATCCACCATAAGGGGAACTTCCTGTGGTCTCTGTTTGTACAGGAACAAATATATTTGCTTGCTTACGCGCACTAGACGTCCCCACTAACAATTGCCCCGATGTTGTGACACGGGCGCGCTCGGTGTTGCCTACATAAAAACCAAGTGGATGAGAAGTTTCAGTTCCAAGAACTGCTGCGCCGTCATAAATGTAAAAAGCACCTTTCTGTGAACTGTCGCTTGAGGAGAGGCGTATGCCACCAGTTCTGGTAGTGGTAGAACCTTGAATTTCGACAGTCGTTACGTTTGTCCCCAGCGCAGTAGGCGAA